GGGATAGAGCCACGCGGGCGGATCGTACCGAAGTTATACCCGATACCTCCTCCGAGCTTCATGGTCAGAGCAGCCTCTTTGACCTTGTCCATGATACCGCCCATGTCGTCGGGGATGGTGTCAGACACAAAGCAGTTGAATGCTGTGACGTTGTCAGGGGAACCAGCGGCACGTTGTACGCGGCCTGCTAGGAGGAACCGTTGCTCAGCAAAGATGTGGAACAAGCGGTCTGCATGGTGTGCGTCATCTGACAAAGCTTCGGCCCAACGCCGTGCGGCCATGCCGAAAGTCTCGCCGGGGTAGTGTTTTTCTTGGCCTACCTCTTTGGAGATTGGCAGCTTGGGACCATAGTCCATATATGTTTTCCTGTTGTTTGATAGGGGGTTAGACGAAAAAGCCCCAGCGAATTAACGCTAGGGCTACTGTCAGACAGACTGGAGATAGAGCAGGCGGTTAGTCGCGATGGTCCACGAAGAGAGGCTCACCTTTGAGCATACGGATCCGCTTTTGAGCGATGTCGATAGCCTTCTCCAGATCGATGACCTCGCTTTCGGCCTCAGTCTTGCCGGGGTAGAGCTTATGCCCGGCACGGCAGGTGTACTTGACGATGTTCCACACGTGCCCTTCCAGACGGTTCTTCATGCAGAACTCAAGAGGTTGGATGGTGAAGCGTGCGTAGTGTGGTGGGTTGTGGACGATGTCAGGGTCTACTGCCTCAGGTGCAGGCTTAGGAGGCTCCAGAGGGACGAAGGTGAACTTGGAAAGTATCCCTGAGTACGTCTCATCAAGAGCGTTGTCGAGGATGAATAGTCCTTCACCATCTTCATTGACGCTGTATAGATTACCTTTAGTGAACGAAACCGTACCTGCCTCTACACACAGTAATACATCATCAGCCTTGGCAACTTCCAATGCGCCATTAAGGGTCATCGGTTTCATTTCGGTTCCCATAGGATTACTTCTTTCTTTTCAAGGTCGTAGTCATCGGCATGAAGGATGCGGGCCACACGTGCCTGCACTAGCGCTTCTTCCTCACCCAAGCCTTTGCTGGCATAGGTTTCTACAACGCGTTTCCAGTTGTCTGCGATGGTGGCACCTAATTCCAAGATGCCTTCAGCCCGCTTCTTGCCGACACCGGGACAGCCTGAGTATCCGTCAGTCGTATCCCCCATGAGGGTCTGCAGTAGGTGGTTGTACTCAGCCTCCTCCTTGGAGATCTGAGAGATGTCCCAAGCGCCCACCAATGTCGTACCCATGTCATCACTGACAGCACGGGTTCTGACGTAGGGCGCAGGGATTGTCTTGAGGTCCTTGTCCAGAGACACAACGATACGCTCGTCTTTGCTTGGGGTCGTCGCAAGGATACCTAGGAGGTCGTCTCCTTCGAGGCCCGGCAACATCTTGGCGTCCAGCTCAGCGACCATCCAGTCCTTGAGAGGTAGAAGGGCGAGCGGTTTCTTGACGGACTTCCGGTGACCCTTGTAGGAAGGCAGGACGTCTAGACGGAAGTTATGATAAGGGTCTGTCAGGCAGAGGATCGCACGGTCAGCATCCAGCAGATCGACCGCACTTTCCACCATGTCAACGACACGTGCCTTGACCTCTTCGACGTTGACACTCCACGTCCAGTAGCCCGGTGCCCACTCGATAGCTTGCTCAAGGGACATTGAGGCTTGGAACGCGAAGATGTCAGCGTCGATCAGGAGTGTACGTTTCACCATTCCTCATCTTCCCCACAGAAGGCGCGGTAGGCGTAGTGATAGCCATCCCAGTTATCTACACCGGCAGCCTCCAGCTCAATCAAGAATGCTTGGGATCCCTTAAGCTCATCGTACTCAGCTTGGGTGATGATAACGGTTTCGAGTTGTTCAGGTTCTTTGCCCATGGTAGTTAAACTCCTTGGCTCATAAGGGCTGCTGTGGAGACCGGGAACAGTCTCTCAAGGTGCCCGTGAATTTGTTCAGCGATCACACGGCTCTCGGCCTGTGTATGTGGATCCATCCGCAGCTTGCACATGTTGACAAACGCGTGGAGAGTTCCCGACCAGACCACAGTGGTCATGAGGGATTGCGGTAGGCCCATCCGAGCTTGCTCAGCGCAGAGGCCACGACCACGGGCAAAGTTGTACCACATCTCCGCACTGTCCAAGAGGAGGTCGTAGTGTTCCTTAAGGTCCTCTACAGTCTCAGGGTCCATAGGACCGCCGCTGCCCTGTTTGACGTTCTCTGCTTCGTACCGCCAGTCGTTGTCCTCAGGCCAGTAGAACCGAGGCACCCACTCTAGTGTCTCGTAGCGTCCCGAGCGTTCATTCCACGGGAGGTACTCATGCTTCACCAATTGGCGTGCCACGAAGATCGGCATGTGTACCCGGAACTTTGCCCAGACGTGGTTGAAGGGGGACTTGTGAACAGGGGTCGAACGCCATTGGCGCAGATAATCGATCACATAATCCCGGCGCTTGTCGTGCTTGATGTCACCATAGAGCTTGTCGAACTCTGACTGCGTCATGCCACGAGCAAGGAACCGGATCAGCCCCGCGTCAGCGACGTCGTCAAACTCACCGTGCTCATCCCCATGGGACACACGGGCTGCATTGACCACACCAAGGTCATCACCGGCATGGTCTAGGTATTCGACTTTCGATTGCATTAGGCATGCTCTCCTTCTTGGATCAGGCAGATCGTCAGGCCATCCTCGGCCTTCGCAAAGAACAACGTCTCACGCTTTTCTGGTGTACGTGCGGTGATCATGTTGGGGATGTTCTGGTGTTCGGTTGGGGTGATCCCGTTCATGTTCATGAAGGTGACCAGCGTCAAAACAGAGAAACACATTTCAGTACCTTTCTAGGTATGCGCCATAGGCACACTTGTGAGGGGTCTCAGGGTGGAGGGTGATACTGTCTCGCCCCCTCAGTACCGTCGAAGGGATGATCCATAGGTGAGGCTTACGCACGACTGCGAGTAGGTCGTAGCGGTCCTCAGGTTCTACTGGAGGGTTCGACCCTAAGGATCGCGCTCTCACAGGAAGGGTGTCCTCACCTGTTGTCTTGACCTGAACACGCTTGAAGCCGTTCTCTTTGGTCTGGACAATCAGGTCCACCCAGTGGGCTTGAGCCACCGGGAAGTACACAGCACACCCTTGGTTGATGAAGTGGTAGGCGACAAGGAATTCCCCTGCCGCCCCTAGGTAGTGGGTCGCGTCAGCACCGACGTTGTCTGTAGTCATGTCAGTGTGTTTCGGACCAGTTCTCACCGGGCTTGTAGTCAGCAGCGAGCGGACACTTGAACCCGAGCTTGACACCAGCTTCTACCATGGCGTCTTCTGCAGCCTTACCTACGATGTCCACGAACTGCGGACGACACATGACTTGGACCTCGTCATGCACGTGAGCACACAAGCGGAAGTCGATGCCTGGTCTCAGGCCAGCAGCCACAAGCAGGTCATAGAAGATGATCGTTGCCTTCTTCACGACGATAGCGCCAGCACTCTGGAGTAGAGTGTTGAGAGCGGAATGCTCGGAGCGGACATGCATCTCACCACCGTCGATGGCGAACAGCTTTCCTTTACGTGCTGTGACAGCAATCTTGAGGTCTTTCTTAAGACGCTTCAGAGCTGGTACACGCTTGAGGAACGTGTTGATCAGCTTAGTGCCAGCCTTCTTCTTGGCTGCATCGGACCCTGTGGGCACGACGATCTCACCGATCTTCAGCGCACCTGCCCCATAGAGGAAGGCGTAGATGAAGCGCTTGGCTACCTTGTTGCGAGCATGGTCATGGACCGGATTGTGCTCGTCATACTCTTCGTCCTGGCCTACAAGCTCCAGAGCCTTGGCGTGTGCCCAGTGGATGTCACCATCAAGGACGATCTTGATGTACTCACCACCGTCATACCTCGCCATGTAGTGAGCGAAGCACCGTAGCTCTAGACCAGAGGCGTCCCAGCCTACTAGGGTCCAGCCCGCAGGGGCGTACATAAGACCCCGGAAGTCCTTACCAAAGGGTACGTTATTGGCAGGGATCTGCGCCATGTTAGGCTTGCTGTGTGTGCAGCGGCGGGTGACAGCTCCAATGGTAGAGACACCACCGTGGATACAATAGACCCCCTCACCGTTCATCACTGCAGCAGGGATCAGTCCACCCTTAGGGTTCTCAAGCATCCCTAAGCGCTTATCCAACAGGAAGTATTCGACCAGCAGCTTGGCTTCAGGATAGGGCAGCTTCTTAAGGATTGCCTCGTCTACCTTAGCCTGCCCCTCAGGCGTGAACTCTTTAGGCTCCCACCCATGCTGCTTCTTCAGCCACCTTGCGATGTGCTGTCGAGAGCTGGGGTTGAACTCGGTCCACTCAGACTTCTCAATAGGCTGACCTTTGACGTACCCATACTTACTGTTGTTAGCCTTAGGTACGAAGGTCCACTTGTCCTCGATAGGAGGGAAGGCTTCCTTGAGCTGCTTCGACAGTTCCGCATGGCGCTTCATCAGCTTTGCCTGCAGCTTCTGCGCTCTTTCAATGTGGAAGGGGAAACCCCATCGCTCCATCTGGTTGATGATGAAAGCGAACGCATGCTCCATAGCGATGGCGACAGGTGAGTAAGCCTTCTCCTCGCACTTGGCCAAGAGCTTAAGGGTGACTGTGACGTCCTGCTCACAGTACTCCTGCATCTCGACATTCCAGTGTGCCCAAGGGTCCAAGCCTCTGGCCTTCATCTCCTTGGCGTAGTCACCTTTCCATTCACCGAGACGGTACCCCCATGCTTCAAGCCCGTGGCTCCCGATCAGGTTGCCTGGGAACTTGGCCTTAAGGGTGTCGTTGATGTACTGTTGCGAGGTGTCCTCAGACCACGTGTCAGTCTCTTTGTCGTACTGACGGCGGTGCTCTTGAGGGACTGTCCTTTCGATCTTGGACTTGAGGTGCCCCCTCAGTCTGAAGTCGTTCTCCCTGATGTTGGGCCAGATGAGACGGCTCAGGAGTAGGGTGTCGAGTATCGCATCCCGGCCAATGAAGAACCAGTCGTAGATCTTCTGGATAGCGGGGATGTCGAAGTTGATGATGTTGTGGCCGATGACCTGCGATGCTTCCATGAGCATCTTTAGACCTTCATAGATGGTGATCCGCTTGTAACCTAGGGGAGACACATAGCTAGGGGATGCACAGGCGGACCAGCCTTCACCCGTATCCACATCAACCATTACAAGTGAGTGGATACAGGTCATCTGTGGGATCAGGCCGTCAGTCTCGATGTCGAAAGCGAGCCTGCGTCCAGTCATCAGAAGGACTTGCCGTTGTCGAAGTCTGTGGGCAGCTTTGCGATCTTCTCTTCGAACTCAGAAGGCCACTCGTAACCACAAGGGTTGAACTTATTGACCTTACACAGGTCGCTCAATGACGCCGTGGTCGAGAGATACATGGTCTCTTCACGGGTGCGGGTGCGGTAAGAGAAACCACCTTGCTGAGGGAGGTCTTCGTAGAGCCAGCAGACCTTGAACTCTACCGAGGTAAACTCGACAGGTTCTTCAGGGGCGAAACAACGGCTGGCGCTGTAGTCCTCAGCAGAGTGCGAGGGAACGCGGAGTACATTCCCCAAGAACTCACGCGTCAAGAGTTGACCCAAGACACGCTTATGGTTTCCCGCGTCGACGACGGGGATCAGATAGGTTTTCATTTTCAGATATCTTTCTTCGCTAGAACGCGCTGCCGCCGTCATCATCAGGACCGAAGGAACTCTCCTCAGGTCTCTCAAGTGACTTACTGAACAGCTTGCCAGTGTTCTCGTCGTAGCCCATGCCGTAGGTTTTACCTGTGGCTGTCCCGACTGGTCTGTCTTTGAGGTTACGCAGGACGGTGGTCGTGCGTTCCCATTCATCATCAGCCTGTTGATTGCGCTCAAGGCCGTACATGCGGTGTGACCAGTAGCCAATCGACCGCGATCCTTTGAAGTGCCGGATCTTCACACGTCCACCTTCCTCATGGGGGACCCCATCAGGCGTTGTCAGGTGGGACACATAGCAGACCCAGATCGGGATCTCTTTGACCAGGCCACCGAGCATCGACATGATCCTCTCAAGCTCTTTCTTCTCGTCATCCGCTTGTGCAGCGAGCGCTGTCAGGTGGTCGAGGTAGAAGACCCTGATGTCCTCGGCGTGGTACATGTGGCGGATGGCTTCTTCGATGCGGTCATAGTCTGCGACACCGAAGTGGTCATACATGCGGAGGTTATCGTGTGCCTCCAGCTCAGCCACAGCATCCCCCAGCTCAGCTAGTGTCCACGGAGGGTCGCACTTCTCAGGGGGGATGTGATAGCGTACGCCTTTGAGCTTACCTGTGAGACGCTTCACGGTCTCCTCAGGTTCCTGTTCGAGGAAGAAGATGCCGACCTTTAGGCCCAGCTCTGTGATGTCCATGATGACCTGTTGGGTCAGGTAGTCAGTCTTACCAACACCTGTCCCTGCGCCGAGACCCACAAGCTCACCGTACTGGCGACCGTAGCTATCCTCATTCAGCTCTTCGATCCACCAAGGTAGTCCCATGGTAGGCATCGTGAGGACCTTCTCGCGGACATCAGAGACGGACACGATACCATCAGGTCGATACTCCTTAGCTGCGAAGATCGCGTCAACAACTTCAGCCTCACGCCCTGCCAAGAGCATCTCATTGGCGTCCTTGAGAGGGAGTGTTGCGATCTTACACTTGCCCGGTTTGAACACACGGGCTGCTGCGATAGCGGCCTGCTTTCCGGGGTCGTCGTTGTCGAACATGAGGATGACCTCATGCGCCTTGTCCAGAGCGGGAAGCTGAGAGGCGATGTCACGTGCCGCATCCCCTGCCCCGTTCTTGAGAGACAGGACACACCACCGGTTCTTGCTGGCGGAGATGATCTGGTCAACCGACATGGCATCGATCTCGCCCTCAGTGATGATGACCTTGGTAGGTGCATCACGCATGATGTGCTGGCCGAACAGTTGGGCCTTTTTCTTGTCGCCCTTCCAAGGGAACTGCTTGCCCCCGAGGCGGAGGTGTTGAGCCACAGGGTTTCCCTCGTCATCGTAGAGGGTCGCGATGTGGCACTTGGCACCTTTGGATGTCTTGCCGACTGAGTAGTTGAACTTCTTACAGGTCTCTACAGTAAGACCACGAGCAGGGATCGCTACGTATTTGCCGATAGGATATAGGTCATCAGGCACTTTGTGTTTCGTCCTTCGTCGTTCACCGGAGGTTTCTGTTTGATGGTCGTCATCAGGCGGCTCAAAGTAATCGCATATGCTGCCGTAGCAGTGTGCATGTCCGTCCGCATAACGCCCGAGATTGTCTGAAGAGCCACACTTGGGGCATGGCTCTTTGCAGATCAGGATGTCACCCGGAGCTTCTGCCATCAGGCGTCTTCAGGGATCGTGTTCTTGGTGATCAAGGATGCCAGCGTGTCCGCCATGTCATCGGCAAAGCCAGCTTCGATAGATGCATCCAGAGCTTCCATGTCAGCCACGCGGGCCAGGCTCTTGAGGGTTTCAGCTTCGATCTCGTATTCTTCTGCTTCAGCCAGCTTCTGGAAGTGGAGAGCTTCGAGCTGTTCGACCTGCTTGAGGCACGAGCCGAGCATAGACTGGACTGTTGGCGGGGTGTAGAAAAAGCTGGTGATGTAGGCGATGATGTTCTTGAGATATTTCATAGGAGAGTTCCTTAAGGACGCATTGTGTCAAGGAGACAGAGGATGAGGAGAATGACGCAGACGCCAGCTATGATCCCGGCCATGCTCAGTTGTCCTATTGCGCATTACCCAGCGAGTACCGGGTGTACAGCTTGTCGGTCAGAGGGTGGCGACGGCGTGTGCGAACCACAGCAAAGCCTGCCTGTAGGATGTCCGTGATGCGGCGTGTGAGGGAGTTTGCGGTGATACCGTGGTCGTCCATGGCTTCGCGTGCGGAGATGGACCCGGCCTTCTTCATGTGCTGGTAGATCAGTTGGGCCTGTGCGGTCAGGGCTGCGTAACCTTGCTCAGGAGCCTTGGTCTGAGGACGTGTGTCAGCGGCCATAGCCTTGCACATGTCGTGGATCAGGTGGTCGCGGTCATGGCCGATAGCGTTGGCGAGGATATCAGCAGCGAGCGCGAGAGCGTCATCGATAGACAGACAGACGTAGTCCGTAACGCTCGTTGTTTTCGTATGTACTGCGTAGCCTCCTGAGTACATGTTATTGCTGCCTGAGAAGGTATCCTCTTCTACGACAGTGCAGGAAGCGGTGAAGCTAGGTTTATTCAAGGACATATTCAATTCTCTTTCCAATTGTCGGATCTACGAGAGTGAAAAAGCCCCTAACTACAGAGCGTAGCAGGGGCGTTTAGGTTTGGTTTTGGTGGTGTATAGGATGGTGGTACTTAATTACCGGAGACGGATGCGTTGACCGGGAATGATCACGTCCGAATTACGGATGTCCGCATTCATATTCTTGAGGGCGTTGATGGACACACCATAGGTCGATGCGATGCGCCATAAGCTGTCCCCTTCTTGCACCGTATAACGGACAGGCACACGGAGTTGGTCAGCACGCCGTTGGGGTTTCTCAGGGACGTAAGTGTCGTCACTCATGTCCCGCTCCATGAACAGACCAACGTCGAACGATGGGCAGGCTTTAGGGGGAGCATTGGTAAGACGAATGAGGTCCCGGTGACCCATGACATTCTGAGCGGGGATCTTGTACGCGGCCATCACAGCGGCGATGTAGGCTGACAACGTGCGGAACTGGTCCTCGGTGAAGTTGTCCTCAGGTGTCTTCCCATCAGATGCGACACCACCGGCCAAGCATACGCCCACCGAGCGGGTGTTCCAGCCGACACCACAGTCCCCCACGTGTGCTCCACGCTTGCCATAAGGGCGCGTAGGGTGGCCTGTAGGTTGATGCTGTAGCTCACCATCGCGGGTGATGACAGCGTTGTAACCGCACCCTAACCAACCTTTACGGCGGTGCAGGCGGTCAATCCACACAGCATCCACGTTGTCCATGGTGGCTTTGGTGGCGGCACAGTGGACGATGAGGTGGTCATAAGGGAGCACTGACAAAGCAGGCAGCTCACCCACAAACTTGGCTGCGAGGTTGACGATTGAATCTGTGCGGGGAGGTGTCACAGTAGGTTCTTCTTCGCTTGGGAAGAGGAAGTCGAAAAGGCTCATTTGATTGGTATCCCTGCAGCTTCGAGCGCTGCGATGCTCTTGTGATTGACTGGCTCCTTCATCCATTCAGTGGGGACCACAGCTTTTGCATAAGCAAAGCCGTTAAGCTCACACCATTTGGCGTAAGTCGTTAGAGAAACTTTCGATATCCTTGAGTTAGGATTGGAGAATACGAAGCGGATATCCAGATCAGGATGTTGGTCCTTAATCAGGAGGTGCTTCTTTCGGTCGGCAGCTACAAAGCGGCCTTTGGTCTCTACGATAATTCCGTTGGGTTGGACGAAGTCTGGGGTATAGCGGGCGGGACGAGCAGGCACGAGATACCGGATGAGGTCATCCTCATAGGCAACAGGTACTCCTGCTTGTGAGTATTGGGTGGCCACTTTCTCTTCGAGGCCTGAGCGATAACCAGCGGCAATCGCTTTCTGTCTTGTAGTGAGTTTCTTAGGTGCCATTCAGTTGTTCAGATGTGGAAAGCAAAAGAGGGCAAGCCTAAGCTCACCCTCTCGCGCCTCACTGGATCCGCCTCCTGTTAGTTAGAAGGGGAGCTCATCGTCGAGGTCAGCATCATCGCCACCAGCCCCGTCGAGGTCACCGTCATCACCGTCATCATCATCATCATCGTCATCATCGTCATCAGCGTTGCCCTCGTACTCTTCGAGGTCTTCCGCGTCGAAGTCGCTCTCTTCGTCTTCACCGAATGCGGATCCACCGCCAAGCGCCGCCAGCGTAGATATCTGGACCTGCTGCAGGTAGAGCGAGAGGTACATATCAGCGCCGTCAGCAATGAAGGCCTCGCCTGTGACGAACGCGATCTTGCCTGTGGATCCGCTGTAGACCAGCGGACGCTTCTTGAAGGGGACGATCTTGCCTTTACCGTCCACGAAAGGAACAGTCTTGGTCTTCATTGCGCCCGTCTGGCGATCCTTGAACTCAGCCTGGGTCTTGAATTTGACTTCGATCCGGCCCGTCGGGGTGCCGTCTTCGTCCAGCTCATCTTCGTACCACGGGTTCAGTACAGGTGCAGTGATCTTCTTGGATTTCCACTTCTGCTTCTGCTTCGGTGTCGCTTCAGCCATCTTCTCTTCGCCTACTGCGACGAGGTCAGCGTGGAGCTTGTCCATCTTGTCGATGAAGTCTTCGACGCCACGGTCATCACGGTCGAGGACCAGAGTAACCCGGTAGACCAAAGCAGAGTTGAACTTCTCGACAGCCTTGTAGTCAGGCTTGTTCAGGTAGCAATACTTCATGACACCTTTGGGTGAGATGATTTGAGGTTTACGCGCCATTACGGGCATTCCTTTCGAGTTCAGTAATATCAACGCCTTCCGCATCAAGCGCGGCGTACAGGTCGAGGGGGATCAGGCCTCCGGATTTGATCAGGGTCTTCGCTTTGAAGATCAGCCAGCTCTTGAGCATCACAACTCACCGGCCATGTAGTCACGGACTGCAGCGAACTCTTCGCGCCTACCGATGGCGTTGTTCATGACGTTGTCAGCGACGGTGAATGCGTCTGCCGGTGTGATACCGTAGCGTTCCAACATCAGCTTGAATGTGGCGGTGATCGCGACGACCTGCAGCTCAGGTGCAAGCGTCTGGGTAGCAGTGATGACGCCCATAGTTGTGGTCGCGGCGTCTTTCACAGGGACATTGTTGAGTGCGTCTTTGTTAAAACGACGGTGAGACATAGCAGAGCATCCGTGTTCCAGAGGAGGGAGAGGGTGAAGGGATCACTGTTGGAGGCCACGAGAACTTCTCTTGAGGGGCCTCATGTACAATGACAGGAGGTGGAGTTGGCAGCTCCGGCGGCGAAAGGCACGCGCTCATGCACATACCAAACACCACTAAGCCTATGATTAAGAATATCTTTTTCATTTTCCAGTTGTCGGATTGTTGTGGTGTATAGGATGGTGGAACTTAATTATCTACCCGACATTCGATAGCACTAGGCAAAGAAAAAGTCGGACTGACGGACTGAAGCGATATCGAGGTCAGCTTTGTCAGGTACAGGAGGTACGTTGTCTTTGTTGTCCTCGCTACACTGGCTCAAGATCTGCTCGCGGAACTCCTCAAGGACGTCGAAGGTCTCATAAAGGTCCACAAAGGCTTCACGTAGGCAGGCCCCGAGGAGGTTAGCGTTGGCTGCATGTGTCCCGAAGCTGTCGTGGATCATTGCGAACGCCTTGATGTTGTTGGCGATAGCTACGACCACCGACATGACGAGGTGTGTCGCGTCCAGGGAGTGGACGAAGTTAGGTGAGATAGCGTTGGCCATACGGCGCTTGTCGATTGTCTGCTCTTCCTTACGGAGCGACAGTTTGATGATCGAGTCTCCGAGCTTGGTCTTGACCCTGTTGGATGTGAAGTTCTTGTAGTCCTGCTGAACAGGGAACCCTACAGGCGTCCTCCAGTAGACTGGCAAGTCCTCTGCAGCCACAGCACGCGCACATTGCTGAAGCCAGTCCATAGCAGCCCGAGCGGCAACCACGACTTCGCTGATGCTATCCCAAATGAGGTCACTCATGTAGATCGTGGCCTTGAACATGTCTTCCTTCGCAAAGGGCATGTTGTAGCCGTCTTTTGTGGTTCTCTCCTTAAGCCATACTTGAGTGTATTCACGGCACGAGTACCGTGTAGACCCGTAGGGAAGTGTCATGACCTGGCGTTTTGTAGTCTTACGGTTAGGTTCAAGGGACAACCAACCGAGGGCCATTGCTCTTGCTGAAGTATTATCCTCTTGAGAAGAACAACCACGAGGAAGACATTCCTCATCAGGTCCACCTACTATAGTATAATCTATAGTATTTACTTGATCTCGGATTCTATCCTCGTGGTTCGTTTCCCCATCAGTAATTACTATAGTAGGGGAATCACTCGGGATGGTGGAACTTAATCCACCAGCGTCGATTTGGAGCTTCTGAACGACCTTGTCGCACACCTTTTGGTAGATGTCAGAAGGCAGGTCAGAAGGCAGTAGGTTGACTGCAGCTCCCCCTACAGGATCCCTCAACATGGCCGAGAAGTGTTGGATACCTGAGCACGATCCGTCGAGAGCTACAGGGATACGTGAGACATACCCATAGCCTTCCTCACAGAAGCCTGCCCACTCAAAGCAGAACGCAAGGAACTGCCAAGGCTTGTCTGCGGTCATCCACCAGCCCTGCCCGAGAGGGTTATCAGCACACGCGAGGATCATCTCTTCGTGCTCTTCGACCCACTCAATGCGTTCCTCAAGTGACGCCTTGTCGTACCCAAAGACGTTGGCCCCCTGCACAGCCAGCCAGCCAGCAGCAAGTCCATCTTCGATAGGTAATCCGTCAGCAAAATGCAGGAGGCCCTTGGTCAGATCTGTACCTTGCGGATTGAACTGAGGGATCGCATAGACACGCCCCCGGAAGTCGAGCTGATAGGGCATGTAGATCGCCTCATCATTCCGATAGGTCTTGGCTGTGCGGAGCACTGTAGCTGCCGCCACTCGCTTGGACCTCAGGCTGACATTAGCTGCGTGTGTTTCGTAAGCTATGCTCTTCCACTCACGGAGTACATCAGGGTCCTCAAGGCAGGAATGGATGTCGCCACCCCGTTGGTTCAGCTTAGGCAGCTCCAGAGGGACGCCACAGGAGGGGCAAGGGACGCTTCCTATGTCCTCACGACTAGGTAGTGGGGTCTTCTCAGTATGGCCCTCCCACAGCTCCTCAGCCACGCTCAGGATCTTGTTGTTGATGGCCCAGCGTGTCTCCTGAAGGGCGTTGATCGAAGCGTAGACGTCAGGCATGTCATCAACGTGCTCTGCGAGTTCACTAAGGTAGCTCTTGTTGCCTGTCTTGACCATAGTCATGCGGTCCCCCACACCACCACGGCCCCGTGTCAGGTAACCCCCATTGAAAGGTGAGGTCCAAGGTTGAGGAGGCACGACCATAGGACGGTAAACAGGGGACAACAGTACACTCCTGTCCACCTCTTTCTCCAACCATGCGGCCAGCTTAGCGGAGGGTTCGAGGATCTTCACTGTGTCCCTACGGGAGGATACTTTGGTCCCGACTGAGATGAGGCCAGTGTTGATAATCATTTCGATCATCTTCATGCCAACATGCAGGCGGTCCTGCTCAGGCCAGTTGACCCACTCATCAGGTTTACCAAAGCGGCGTTCATAGCCTGCCATTGTGGCGTGCTTGCGGTGGTACGCGCCGCCCTTACTGGCTTTGTCTTGGGCACGTTTGAACAGCCCAGCTTGTTCCTTCTTTTTGAGATCTTCTTGGAACTTCTTGAAGCGTACCTCGTCTTCAATCTGGCTCCCAATACGAATGGCGATCCGCTGTAGGGAATGCTGCTTACCTGTCAGGGTGTTGACGACCATCTTCATGGCGACGAACGCTGCAACATCAGGGTCCACCTGGACAAGGTACTTCACAGCGATATGGCGACGCCCTGCACCTCCCTTACGCGCCTTCTCCGTGAACGCATCGACCATGGAAGATATCTGGTCCACCGAGAAGGATACCAGCGACATGCCATAGCTCGTGCCGCTCTCGTTCTGCTGCTCACGGGCCTTCTGGATGTTCCTACGCACTGTGGCCATCCCATCGGACACCATAGTCTCTTCCAGCTTGAGCTGCCTATCGACCAGCTCTTGTCCGTGCGTCTCGATCAGCTCTTCGATGTAGTTACTATTGTCAGACATCCGTCTCTCCGTTCGTGCAACACCAGCCGCAACAAGAGCGCGACGGGTGATTATCTAATGCGACATTCGATAGGTGTAGGGAAAAGAGAAGCCCAGAACACAAAGGCCCTCGGCTTCAGCGTGTTAGCTCATCGTCTCGATGTTAGGTAAGTTGGATGGTGGAACCTAAATCTAATAGATGTGGTGCGGGTGAGAGGACTCGAACCTCCAAGCCATTGAAATAGCACAGGAACCTAAACCCTGCGTGTCTACCAATTCCACCACACCCGCAACCTTGTTGCCGTTGGTGCAACAGCCCCGCAACAAAGTCAACCGGCCATCTCAAGCGCCGCTACAGCACGCATGAGGTCCTGTGGATAGAGGTGAGCATAACGCATAGTCGTCTGGATGTTGCTGTGCCCGAGCCACTCCTTGACCACAGCCAGGGACACACCCCCTTGGACGAGCCTTGAGGCACACGTATGGCGACACACATGCAGCGTAAACTGGTCGTCCTCAGCCAGCCCCATGAGGCCTTTGACGCGGTCCCATGCGTGGCGGATCTCGCTCTCCTTGAAAGAGAAACAGGTGAGGCCCCTCTTGTAGTCATCTGACAGGATCAAGCGTACACGAGAGGTCATGGGGATCGACCGGATCTTGCCGTTCTTGGTGCCCTTCCCTTCTGTCCCGTAGACCATCAGCACACCTGTCGTGTGGTTCACATCAGTCGGCCTGAGGTTCAGCAGCTCGCCTCTACGCATGCCAGTGTCGATAAGTATGGTCACAAAGTCACACATAGGCTGGCCATAGAGAGACAAGAGGCACTGCAGGAGGTGCTGCTCTTCGTCCTTACTGATCTGCCGGATACGACCCACAGGCTCCTTACGCTGCCGAGGGAGCTTGAGAGGGACCTCTAGGTGTCCGTATTTGTGGGCCACCCCGGCGATCTTTGACAAGGCTGAGCGCTTGCGGTTGATGGTGCTGTCTGAGTTGCCTTTAGCCTCACAATCGGCCAGCCACTTGTCCACCTCGTCGAGGCTAATCGCGTCCAGTGATCTGTTAGGTCCAAACCAATCCAGCGCAGACTGAGCATTGAGGGTGGCTTGCTTCTCATACGCGCAGCCCCTCCAACCGTCAGGCTTTGGTATGCTCAAGGTCTTATCCAGAGCCTGCTTGAGCGTCCATGTGGTAGCGTTGGCACGGTGCTTGGACCTGCCCACCTTCCCTGTCGTCAGCTCTTCCAGCAGCTCTGCACGGGTGTCCTTGGCCTCGTCCAATGTGGTGCACGTGGCTGTCCTCCGTGCCCCCTTGTGGCTCACGTCCACGAAGAACTTGGAGCCTCGCTCTCGTATCCCTTTAGGTAATTCTGGCATGCAGATCTCCTTATGCAAGCAGCGTCTCAATCTCAGTCAGGACAGTCTGGCCCTTAGGTGTCACATAGAGGTAATGCCTACGTGGATCATAAGGATCAGGACGTGCATCGACCCAACGCAGAGCCTCTTTCTGTCCCCTCAGTGTCTTCTCAGAGAGGAATGCCAAGGCCCGCGCCACGGTCGATTGTGCTAGTCCAGTCTTCTGGATCAGCTCACGTACAAGTATACCCTCGTCACCTGATTGGGCGATCAGTAGGAATAACTGAATTCGCCCTAAGGTTAGCTCACGGTCGTACTTGAGTAGGTGGTTGGCCAACTTGAGTAAATTCAAGGCTGACGGGTTAAGATTAGATAATGCCATGTCTTCAATACCTTTTCTCAGGTGGCTTTAGATGTTCCTTGGAGTGTAGATCACCTCCATCTTACCACAGTTTAGCGACCATTCACCTTTGAGACCACAAGTCTCGTAAACTGGCCTTACCCATGTACCTTTTGAATAACAAAATACTGTAATGCAACCACGCATTGGTATAGTCATGTCAAAAGTCTTCATTGCCGCTCGTCCCTTCTAGGCTACTTGTTATCGTGTGTAGGCGCTAACGGAGCGCTCTAGCTGCCATCGCCCGTTTGAAACCTTCAACGAACATTGGCTCAATCGTCCACGGGTCCACCATGATACGGGTAGGAGGTATGATACCCTCGCCGCGCATGAATGCGACAAGTAGACGTCCCCGCTCGTACGCCCACCCGACATTGCATACAACCTCTCCTTTCTCACAGGGTAGATCCCACGCTTCCCGGTAAGGTTTACCTTTGAGTGCGTCACTATACCCTAGCACGAATGCTGGGCGTGTTATCTTCTTGATAAGACTAGGGCCGGGTGTGGTCAGTGAGTTTGGGATATGCATAAGCAAGTCCTTTCGATTGCTGTTTGAGAATGAAAGCCAATCACCTTGCACGTGCGGTGATGCGCCGCGTGCTCATGTGTGATCCAGCGCGTGATGGATGGACCTGTGTCTGCTCAGGTTTGATGCATGTGAGGATGGCCCCACCAGCCCTCACTGGGCACACAAAAACGTCCTTTATAACGCTGCCTGGCAGGTCGTAGATCGCACCAACGGTCACCGCATAGCGGCGTGACTGGAAGTATTCAGTGTGCATCGTGAGGTCTCCTTAAGCGTCTCATCAATGCCACCACGCATAGGTGGTGACACAGGGAAAGGCTCAGGCGGCAGCGTTGGCTAGGTAGAAGGCCTTGCAGGCACCACGTGCACCGAGGTTGCGGATTGCTTTGGTCTTCTCGCTCTTGCCGCCCAGCAAGAAGAACTGACGGGACCCCTTGAGCACTCGACCGCTCTTGGTGGTACGTGTGATCACCTCAGGTGTCACAGGACGCTGCTCAGGCATCTTGAAACCACCTCCGAGCCATGCCCCTGTCTTCTTGGTGTAGGCGTCACGAGGTGCGATATAGGCAGGCCACACAGGGTGCACGTCATCCTCAGGGAGATAGCCACCGTATTCGTAGGGGTTCCAAATGGCATCAGGCTTGCGCCACGCTGTGGACAGGCGTCCGACAGGGTTCTCGACCATCCACGCGAAGCCATACTTGCGGCCTACTGCAGCAGACCTTGTAGCGCGGCGCTTGGCCTTCCAGACGTACCGAGGGTCCTGCGCGAGCTTACCTGCTGCATGCCTGTTGCCGGATACTGTCATGTCCTCACAAGGAGGCCACGCGAACAGGACCTTATGACCTACTGCAGTACGAGCTACAGAGCATACCAAAGCCCACCCTTCACCGTCATAGTTCAGGTCTGCAGGGTGATAGTGGATGACCCCGCCTTTGTCCCCTACAAGCTCATAGGTGTGCCCTTTGTGGACGATGTCGAAGCAGTGGCAGACGTAGCCAGCCCGTGCCCAGTCACGCACAGCGTTCCCACTGTAGTCGAAGAGAGATATGACGGTGCCTTTAGTCATCTTGTGCGGTCCTTGTGTGTTCGCGGCTTGTCTCATCAGTGACAGAGGAGCCACCTCTGCCAGACACACGCCCCTGACCTATGCAGACCTGAGGCGCGGTGTGTTTCGACATTCACAGTGTGCAAGCACACCTTCGATAGGTCAGGCCGCGACTAGGGCCTTAGCTTTCTTCTTGGACGTACCATGGGCCACGATAGCGACTGACTTGGCCTTGATCGATGCACCAGCACAGAGGCCACACTTGGCACAGTCAGTCCGCTTTCCAGCCTCCTCACTGGCAGGGCACAGTATCTCTCGGCCCTTCACTAGGTCCCGCTCACTGGCCACGACACGGAAGGTACGTTGACCCTGTAGCCAAGCCTCTTGTGCCTCGCTCTTGCTCTCTACACTGGTCATGTAGCGAGCGGCGTCTGTAGCGGCCCCTTTGTGGGCACTTTGGTGTGTGTACGCGGTCCATCCCTCAGCTTGATCACACAGGCTGTCCCAGATGTATGAAGGGACTGCAGCACCGTCTCCGTAAGTACCAATGCGGACCTTATGACCTGCACCGAAGTCACGGATTGCAGCATGACCTGTGATCTTATTGTAGGAACCTTTGAGGTAACCCTTCCATTTACCCAGAGGACCGTGTGCAAGCGTCACGTAGCATGTGCGGTTCTTGGCCTGCCCTTTGTCACCCTTGTGAGCCTGCCCACGGTGAGGACATGCACCACAGATAGCGTAGTCTGCACCAGTCCGATTGGCTGTCACAGGATCCATATCAGCGCGTAGGATGTAGGTCTGTAGCATCTGGCCAGTCTTACGGTTACTGGTGCCCTTCTGCGCGATAACAACGATAGGCTGTCCATCCAGAAGGCTTGGCCCCTCGTAAATAATGGCGGATACGTTAGTGGACACTGTGGTGTTCTCCTTTGACGGTGTTGCGTTAGCTCTTATCAATGCCACCTTCGCAGTGTGTAAGCACACATTCGATTGAAGGTGACACAGGAAAAGCTACTTAGAACGCTACCTTGAACGCTGCCGATGCGACGGCGATAACAAGGCAATTGATAGCTGTCAGGTAGACTGCAGTGACAGCCAGTGAGAGGACGCCTTGCACGACACTCATGCTGCCACCCGGTGATCGTCCAGAAGGTCCAGATCGAACAAGTGAGGCTTGATGTAGATGTATTCTTGCCCGTCACAGTCCCACACACGGACGCTCGGTAGGTCAAAGTCAGTGTCAGGCTTTGCGAGGATCAACAGGTCCATTGTGTCACAGCTTGCGAGGTACTCTTGTGTGTATCCGTCTAGGATTGCCACGTTATCGGTCATGTCGTTGTGTCCTTGTGTTGAGGCGCTGTTGGCGCTTGGTGTGTCGTTGTTGTCGTCGTCTTGCTCAATTGTTGTAGATCTATCCGACATTCGATTGCAATAGCTTTTTTCACTGGTCTGGTGCAGATTGTGCTTAAGTGTCTGTTTTAGATGGAAACTTTAGTTGCCTTGAGTAGGCCTGTTGCCGGTCTTGTGAGGCTTAGCTAGTCGATGCTGGGTTAGTGTGAGGGCTTGTGTAGGGCTGTGGTGGTACTGGTGTACCTTATGAAAAGCACAAATGACCCAATGTAGAAAATGAACGCCGTTCACAAAAAGACAGGCGCTGGCCACCTCACAAGCCACCACATACGCACATCACACGTCATCACACGCGTTATTAGATGTACAATCTGGCGCGGTGGCTAATGATATCAACGGCTTAGCGCAGGCTCGCGCGGTGATGTTGCACCCGCATGTTGCGCCTGGGCGCGTACAGGGCATGCCCCCCACCCGGAAACACCGAGGGGGGAACTTTCGCGAACAACAATAGCGGTATCTTCTCT